CCTGTCGCCCGAAATCTACAACCTGTCGTCCATTATCGAACAGGACATCAACACGGTGTCCGGCGTGTCCGAGTACGCACGCGGTTCGATGCCGGAAATCCGCCGCACCGCAACCGAAGCGTCCATTATCGCTGACGCACAAAACGCGCGTGCCGCAGACAAACTCGCCATCATCGAAATCAGCATCGGGCACCTCGCCCGTCGCGTAATCCAACTGATGCAACAGTACATGACAGGCGAACAGATGGCGCAGGTTTCTGCTGCCGGGGGAGAAACCCTGTTCGTTCCCTACACGCGGGATGACATTGTAGGCGAGTACGATTTCAGCGTAGAAGGTGGTTCTACGCAGCCGATGAACGAAACAATCCGCAAACAGCAGGCTGTATCGTTGATGAACGCGGTAGCACCCTTGGTTGGTATAGTTATCGACCCGGCGGCTTTAGCCAAATATGTGCTACAGACTGGGTTCGGGGTCAAAAACCCGGACAAGTTTATTATGCAACCGCAGCAGCAAACCCCTCAGGATGCCGAAGTGGCACAGGCTGAGGCGGGCGCTGCACCCATGCCATTTGGGCAGGCTCCGATTCCAGAAGGGCCTGACATGGGGGCTTTCGCCCCCACCGGGGGGGTGCCACCAGAGTTGCTGGCACAACTCCAAGGCCAGATGGGTATGGATTTGGCCCAACTTTGATGGGACAGCGGCAACTATCTTATTAGGAGCAACCAGTAGGACTCCAAGGAGAAAATAGAATAATGGCAGAAGATGTTACGGAATCCGTAGAAACGGACACCCCAGATTCTTCAGTTGAGGTTCAGCAGGAACCAACCGGCGAAGCCTACACCGTCAAGGTGGACGGTGAGGAACGGGAGGTCAGCCTAAATGAACTTCGGGACGGTTACCAGAGACAGTCGGATTACACCCGTAAGACGCAGGATTTGGCAGCCGAACGTAAACGGTTACAGCAGGCAGAGGCGATTGTGGCCGCGTTGGAGTCAGATCCGGCGGGGACATTGAACGCTTTGGGTGACGCTTTCGGCGTACAAGGACAACCAGCCGCACCAACCGACTCTTACGGGTCGGAATGGGACGAGCCGGAAGATCCCACGGCGCAGCGAATCTCACAGTTGGAAAGTCGCCTAGAGCAGCAAGACCGTTTGCATAGACAACAACAACTAGAGAAGCAGGTTCAAGACTTACGCGGACGGTATGGCGACTTCGATTCTGACGAACTTTACCAGCACGCTTTAAGCCACCGGATTGGAAATCTGGAAGCCGCCTTGACGCACATGCGTTACGGCGACGTGGCCTCCAAAGCGGAAAAGTTGGAAAAGGAACAGGAACGGACAGAAGCCAAACGTGGCGCCAACGTGGTGGAACCCTCGGGTTCCAAGCAGGCAGGCTCCACTACCAGTTCAGCAGAGTCGGCACCGTCAACACTTCGTGAAGCGTTCGCGGCGGCCAAAAGAGAACTCGCTTCGTAAACATAAAGTGAGGTGACAGATTATGGCGGGTAACGCCGATTTTGACGAGATTCTGTCTACCACCCTCAGAAACTACGTCCCGAAACTCACTGACAACATCTTTAGCGCACGGCCTTTGTTCTATGCGTTGACGAATGGTCAGACGATTCGGCGTATTTCAGGTGGTGCGAAGATCGTCGTACCGATCATTTACGGTACAAACTCAACCGCTGGCTCATACAGTGGCACAGACACCATCGCCGTGACGGCTCAGACAGGCATTTCGGCTGCTGAGTACGACTGGGGACAGTATGCTGCCACCGTTACGATTAGCGGTATTGAGGAAGCGAAGAACAACGGTGAGGCACAGATCATTGATCTGCTGGAAGGCAAGATTTTCCAGACGCAGGAAACCGTTATCGAAAACATGAACACCATGTTCTGGGCCGATGCCTCCGGTAACGGCGGCAAGGACTGGAACGGACTAGCCAACATTGTAGGCGGAACGGGCGTGACCCTTGGTGGAATCAATCCACTTGCCGCTGGCAACAGTTGGTGGAAGTCCACTGAAGTTAATCAGGCTGGTGCAATCACTATAGCCAGCATGGCTAACATCTATAACACCATTTCGGTTGGTAACGACCAGCCGACGATTGGGATTACCACGCAGACTTTGTACGAGAAGTACGAGGCACTATTGGAGAGCCAGATTCGGTACACGGATACCGATATGGCTGACGGCGGGTTCCAAAACCTGCTATTCAAGGGATGCCCCGTGACCTTCGATGACGCTGCCGCCTCTGGTCAGTTCCTATTCCTTAACACCAAGTACCTACAGTTGGTTGCTCATAGCGATTTCTGGTTCAAGCCGACACCGTTTGTGCGCCCAACCAATCAGGACGCTGTGTTCTCACAGTTGCTTTGTTATGGACAGTTGACGTGCAGCAACCGCGCACGTCAGGGTTTCATGTACGGGGCTACCTGATAGACGGTTCGTCGCCACGGGAGGCATCATGGCACGGGGTTTCGCATACGCATACAAACAGGGTCAGCGCCCCGCAGACACACCTGCGGGAAACTATAAGACGCTCAACCCTGAGAGTCACCCCGTTGGGCGTGACAGGCGTATACATCGTGTAAACCCCACCCCCACCCATGAACCTCCCGTGGCGACACCATCTTCCAACTGTGTCGCCACCACTAAAAGCGGAAACCCCTGCAAAGGGCGCCCGGTCGGTGACACAGACACCTGCGTTTTCCACACGACGTAAGGCCATTTCGTGCAACTAACCGACATGCGCGACTATGTGCGAAACATAGTTGACATTACCGTAAACGACATTGCCGACACGACAATGAACACGTTTCTGCGTGAAGGCTACGACGTTATCGTCTACTCCGAAAAGCGGTGGCCGTTCTACGAAACGGCTTTAACCTTCGACACGGTTGTGTCACAAAAAGATTATTCGATGACCGAAATCGCCGTCAACCAAAGTTTCGTACACGACGGCGTAACATTCTCCGGTGTTGCCGCCCCCTCCAACGTCGGGCTGCGAGAAATCGCCGCCCTAAAAACCGACAACCACGTCCTAGAATACATCGGCTACGACGTAGGTGACGTAATCTACCCGTTGGATTCCAACACCACCGGGCGCCCGTGGTACTGGTCGATGTGGAGCGGCGGATCAAGCGCCTCAGCGGGGATCAGCAACCAGACAATCCGCCTGTACCCCACCCCCGGTGAGATACAAACCATTTCGGTGCGCGGATACCGCAACCCAGTCGATTTCGCCGGGAACAGCCCCGTTTACCGTACGGCAATAGCCGCCGCAGACACCCCCGACCTGCCGGAACCATTCAACACCGTTCTAGCCCTATACGCCATATACCGGTCGTACCAGCAGCAAGAAGACGCTGCGATGGGGCAACAGTATTATGCACAGTTCATTCAGGAACTAGAAAACTTGCGGGCACGCTTTGAAGACGCCCCCGCCGCCCAACCCCTCATTCTCAACAGTATGCGAGCGTCCCGTTGGATGGGTCAATCCTATTTGCCGAACCGCCTACGCTACTCTTGGGAACTGTAACCAATGGGTGCCACACTACGCGCAATGCCAGCGCCCTCAGCGCAAGCCTACCGGTACGATGAAAAATCTGAGTTCACTGGGGGCCTCAACCTTCGCGCCGACCAGTTCAACCTTGCCCCCAACGAATCCCCGGCGCTACTAAACGTCGAAGTGGACCCGCGCGGCGGTGTTAGGCGACGCGACGCCATAACAAAAATCAACGCCACAGCGTTAACAGACCAGATCATTTCTCTATTCACCCACTATGCGCCAAACCTGAACCAAATATTCGCTAGCGTAAACCCTGCTGCTGCACCATCCACCACACAGGTTTATTTCAACGAAGCCGCCAACGGCGACTTTTCAGGTCCGATAGCGTACAGCAACGGTGTTCTAACATTCTCCGGCAGTCAACCTGCTGCCGGTGTGACGTTCAACGGTTACACCTACATTGTGAACGGCACCATGTTGGCCGGATCGCACGCCTTGGGTGCTGCAATCAAATGGAACGGCTACAACGCGCCGCTACCGTACGACCCGGCTAGCCCGCCGACCTCTTACCCCGGATTTTTGTCACCTGATTTGGATGGTTCAGATGGGCATTTCCCCTGCGCCCGCTATGTGACAACATGGATGGATCACGTTTGGGCCGCATACACCGAGGAACTTATCGACGGCACACAAAAGAACCGTGTCCGCTTTTCCAAAAACGGTGACGCCGAAAACTGGACAGCCACCGACTACATCGACATTGACATTGGTGAAGACGGCGACCACATCACCGCGATCATCCCCGACGCCGACCGGCTACTCGTCTTCAAAGAAAACAGTGTTTACGCTATCGCCGGGTTCGACCGGGACTCATGGCAGGTTCGTAACATTACCCGCACCGCCGGATGCCGCGAAGGGACACAACCCGTAGCGTCAACTGCCGGGGTTTTCTTCTGGTACGGCGAAGACGGTGTATACCTCCTGTCGTACGATGAAGCAGTCTGGGTGTTTGAACGCATCAAACCCTCCATGACCTACGACGTTGGACAACCCGCGCTGACACTAGGGACTGCCCCATCGCTAATGTGGTTTGATGAGCGTCTGTGGGTTTCCGTGGACTACCAGTCCGATGACAACATTTCCGGGTCGAGTCAAACAGGTCGTCGCAACACGTTCGTATGGGACCCTTCGTTGGGGCCGACTGGTTCTTGGACCCGGCACGACATCAACGCCCGCTCCCTGCTGGCATACCGCCCAACGGGTGACACCCATTTGGGGGTAGCGGCCACATCAAACATCACAACTGTCGCGTCGTTCGACAGGATTTCTAAGGTCGATCAGAACGCCGACACTGATACTTACGTTGACGGGTCGGTGGACGAAATCAACTCGTACTATCACACTGGTTGGTTTATCGGCAACCGGCCTACTTTCCCGAAACGGTGGGGTAAAACCCGTACCGTTCTCCTTGCCGACAACAACGTTGATATTGTCATGTACATTTATAAGGATTACGATTCTTCCACAGCGGAGATTGGCTATTCTAAAAGCATTGTCGGGTTGGGGACCCTTTCTTTGTGGGATACAGCCAAGTGGGACGACAGCGACACCACCTCCGACTATTATGCGGCATGGCAGGCTGAGGGTACTTCTGACCGGTATTTGTTCGCCCGCTGGCCCACGATTGGGACAGCGCAGGCTATTAGTTTGAGATTCAGTGTTTCCCCCACCGCGCCCAAACGGGGCAAGTGGGGTGTGACATCGGTCGTCGCCATGTATAGGACACGGAGGTTGAGATAGTGGCAGCCCTAGCGGTTACCAACTCGTTTGTGGCGGCAACAACCATTGTTGCGTCACAGATGAACACCAACTTTACAGATATTGTCAGTTGGGCTACCGGAACCCCCACTTTGTCCACATCGGGGTCGGTTACCACAGTGGGCGGTGACTTGAACGTAGCCGAACAGTTAACCCTGACGGGGCAACTCTATTTGAACAATGCGTCTGTAGCGAGCCAGTACATTGTTTGGGAGGGTTCCAACGCTGACGCTTACGAAACGTTTTTGAAAGTAACGGAACCGACGGCGGATCGTACGATCACGTTGCCGGACGCTACCGGGACGGTGGCGTTGACTTCCGACATCACGTCCCCAACGTGGAACGACGCTGACAACATTCTAACCAACGCAGTCTTCAACTAAGGAAAGTAGAACATGGCAACATACTCCAAAGAGAAACTGTCGCACAGCACCAACGGCAAGAATATTAAGGTTGTTGCTACCGCCACGGCGGGAACTGACATCCATACCTGTACGAGTGCTACGGGCGACAACTGGGAGGAAATCTGGTTGTACGCCTGCAACACCGACTCAACAGACAGGAAACTGACGATTGAGTGGGGTGGGGTGACCTCTCCCGACGATCTGACCGAAGTCACTATTGGGGCTGAGGCTGGTTGGGTGCTGGTTGTGCCGGGTCTGCTGTTGCAGAACAGTCTGGTTGTTCAAGCGTTTGCTGCGGCAGCGAATGTGGTAGAAATCAACGGTTATGTGAACCGTATCACCGCCTAGCAAATGTTTCGTCAGGATCGCACCAACCCGTCTACCGCCATATCCAACTGGCGGGGACGCAGGGATACCAAGAAGGCGTGGCCGTCTACTGGCGTGTCTACTTGGTTGAATGGTGGCCTGTTCGGTGCTGCGCCTTTGACGGCGTTTGGTGGGATCATCACGCAGTATGAGGATTCTGGTACGACGTATCGGGTGCATACGTTCCGTGGTTC